AAAATATTACTTTTAAAGAAAGTTTAATATTAATATTGAAATTAATTAGTTATAAATATATATTGTAATGATTATAAGAGACATATATTTTATTAAAGTTTTTTCTGAGAACTAGAAATCCTTTAAAATAAGGGGTTTCTTTATATGTGTATGTTTTTAATTTTATAAAAATATGTACAAAAATGTATAATTTTTTAACAGTAATATTCAAGTAGTATACAAGAAAAGTTTAAAAAAAAGCTGGGATAATTCCCCAGCAATTTAATTTATTTTTTCCAATTCTTTTCTCATCTTTTCAATATTAGTATGTGTATATCTTTTAGTCATGCTTATGTTGGTATGCCCAATCATTCCAGTTATAGCACTCTCATTATTTGACACATCAGTTATCATTGTGGCGAAGGTATGCCTAGTATCGTGTATAGTGTGCTCCATTCCTAATCTGGACATTATCATTTCAAATTCATTTTCCCGAAAATTGTTGTAAACATAATAGTTTTTTTCCGTTTTGTTAGGTATGAGGTATTCTGTTTTATTTTCCATTCGTTTAATTACAAGTGGGAGTATTTTTGGATGTATCGGAATTATACGGTTTTTTCCTGCTTCGGTCTTGCTTCCTCCAGTAATTATATTTTTTGTCAGGTCTACATTTGATTTTGGAAGTTTCAGAAGTTCATTCACTCTCATGCCAGTATAAATTAATATAAGTATGACATCCGCATATCTTAGCTCCTTAACGTTATCCCAGAGCAGTGATATTTCTTCTTCAGTAAATATTTTCCTAACTATTTTAGCCTTATGCTTAGGGAGTTTAATAAATTTGCTGTAATCTTTGCTTATTATATCCATTTCCATAGCCTGCTCAAAAATCATGTTTATGTAGGATTTTACACGTTTAAGAGTTCCGGTTGCTAAGGAAAGGCTGTCAATAAAGTTTTGAAGCTCCACCGCTTTAATGTTGTTTATCTTTTTATTGTGTAAAGGCTCCAGATAATTGTAGTATGTTCTGTATGTCTTCATAGTTCCTGCTTCTATTCGGTTTTCTTTTTTCTTCATACACATATCCATCACTTCTTTCAACGTTATGTCGGCTAAATGGACATCGTATGGGTTGATGTTGTATTCAGCAAGGGCCTGCATAGCCGCTTTTCTGTTTTCAAAATATCCTATATATTTAAAAATTTGTTTTCCTTTATCGTCATAACCAGTTGTAATTCTGACACCAAAGGGTTTTCTTCTCCTTTTGCCTAGATTGACAACTGAACCGTATCCGTTTGGATTTTTCATAAAAAAATCACACTCCTTAGTATTGAATTTTAAAAGGTTGTGTGATATACTTCTATTGGTGTTTGTGAGTATATCACATTGCTTAGTCCCTATTGCCGTAGGGGCTATTTTTATATTTTAAGTTTAAGCGTTAGATATTCCTAAAATATCTTTTGAATAAAAAGTAATATTTTTCTTTTCAGATAATTTAGAAAGAATACCTAACTCAACAAATTGATTTAATAAATTATATACAGTTCTATTTTGTATATTTAATTTTTCTGAAAGTTGTTTAGCTTTGAATACTGGATGTTGAAATATGAAATCTAAAATATTTATTCCATTTTTTGAATTAATATTAGTGATAATGTTTTCCTTCATATTATTATAAATTCCTAATAAGTATTGTGCCTTTGATGTATTCAATTTTGCTTGTTCTATAATTCCTTTTAAATAAAATTCTATCCAGTTTTTCCAGTCCTTATTTTTTGAAATATTTGACAAATTAATGATATAATCCTTTCTGTTAGCTTCAAAATAACTACTCATATAAAAAGTAGGATAAGGTAAATACTCCTTATAGTAAAGAAATAAAGGTATTAATAGTCTTCCTATTCTCCCATTTCCATCTTGAAAAGGATGTATCATTTCAAATTGAGCGTGAATAATAGCGGATTGCACCAATATTTGAATTTCATCAAAGTGTATATAATTCTCTAAATTTCCCATAAATTTATCAGTAAGCTCTGGAGACACTGGAGTGAAAGAAATTGTAGAACCAGATGAAATATAGTTTTGTAATCTTTTAAAATTACCTGGATCTTTTGAGGACCCTCTTACATTATTTAGTAATATTTTGTGCATTTCTTTTATAAGCCTTATAGTTAAAGGAAATTTTTCAGAATCATTGATTGTGCCGCGAGTTGCCATATTATCAAGAGCATAAAATAAAGCTGCTCTATAATTAGAAATTTCATGAAGCTCATCTTTTTCGATTTCAGTTTTATTTCCAGCTTCATAATTTAAGAAATCTTCAAGTGTGGCATGAGTTCCTTCTATTTTAGACGACAGGACAGCTTCTTGGATTAATAATGGTGATATAAGTAGTATTGGGTTTGGCGTGTTACTTAAAAATCCTTTATAAATTCCCATTTCGTTACTTGCAGTAGTTATTAAATTAAACATTTCTCTATTTAATAAAATACCATCCAAATTTATCGGAAGCTCTTCTGGAATATATGGTTTTGGTATATTAATGTCGTTAAAATTAATATTCATTTTTTTTACACTCTCCTATATAATAGTTTTGTAATTTTTTTCATTTTTTTACACAACTTTTTATAGTTTTGTAATTTTTTTCATTTTTTTACACAACTTTTTATAGTTTTATACTTTTAATCATCCAATATCCTATGAAAAATGGTAAAAATAACATTATTATGGAGATGACAAAGAACCAAATAATAATATTTAGCAACAAGGACTGTTGAGTATTTAGTGTAGCAGCTTTTTTAGAATTTTTTAAAGATGCTTTGACCACATCTTTAGCACTCACTGTAGTTTTATTATAGACTTTGTTGTATAAAGCCTTTTTAGGATTTGTAATCCATCCCATCCCCTTTTTACCATAACCTGGAATCAGAGCTTTTTTGACTTTTCTTTTCAAGGCTCCTGTTGTCTTTGCTTTAAAACTCTTTTTCAAACTTGGTTTTCTAACTCCTATTTTCATTATTAAATCACTCTCCTAGCACATGTGTTGCAAAATTTTCTATTTCTTTTTTCTGTGGCAATGATATTCCCCAGTTTTTCTGTTTGAGTGGCAACCCTTGCTGTCTGTTCTTCCTCTGTGAGCAAAAGTAAGGCTTGATGTTACAGTGAATACAGCTAATAATAAAATAATTGATTTTTTCATTTTCTATTCCTCCTGAAATTTTTATATTATTAACCTCAATATTAGTTTTATCCACCCATTTTATTTAATATAATCTTTTCCTTCAAAAATTAAATGATTGATTTTTTCCGTTTTGGCATCAAATTCAACGATAAATTTATTTCTTAGCATTGCTCCAAATGAATTTTGAGAATCAACATAACCTGTTACAGAAACAACTCCTCTAACTTTGCTAAAACCCCATTCAGAGAAAGGAGCAAATTTAGCAGTAGATGGAGATTTTAAAATTGATTTTATAGCTCCTTCTGCGGAAACTTTATAATTTACCTGTTCTTTTCCCGTTACAACCGAATCAGTAATTTTTCCTGTCACCTCTCCATTTTTTACATATTCAATATTATCAAATTTCAAAGAAGAGACTTTTTTATCCTTATCAACATGTATGATTATACCTGTTTTGGTAAAATCGGTTTTTGCTCTATAACCTTTTTGACCATTTTCATCTAATGATTCATCTTTTTCCAGAGTATAATCTTTTACACCTGCCGAAGATAATGTATTCTCAATATTTTTACCGATGATTTCTTCGCTTTTATCCCCAAATATGTTATTTAGTGTCCCAATAATAAAACATACGACTAAAAAAATAAACCACCATCGTTTATAAATAGGCTTTTTTGCCTTTGCTTTTCCAGTATCATTTTTTTCCATTGTTAAATCACGCTCCTATTATTAAAATTTTTTAATTCAAATTTTTTTAAATTGATTATGATAAATATTTTCTTTTTAAAATTTCATCTATTAAAAGTAAATTCTCAGCTGAGATTACTTCAATATTATCGTTTCCAGTATTTTTAGAAACATATCCTATTAAAAATATCTGTGAAATATTTTGTTGAGAATGAAATTCAACAAATACTGGAGCACCACTATAACCCTCAACAATGTTTTTGCTTTTTATATAAAATTTATCTGAATTATATCGTGAACATATAGTTGCAAACTCTAAAATACAAGAATTTATATTTTCATTATAGTATCCGGGAATACATACCCAATAATTAAGAGGGTTAAGCCCAGAAACTTTGCTAAGTAAAAAAATTGTACTCTTTAGGATTCTACTTGAAAAGTTATGGTATATTTTCTTTTTTACATGAATTACAGTTAGGTCATCGCATTCAGGAATGTCTATACACATAAATTCATTCAAATTTATTATGTTTGAGCATAACTTTTGATCGAAGTAAAAAGATATTTCTAATTTTGCGATTCTGCTATCTTTTATGGCGTGTTTTGCTGTAACAATGAATACTTCATCATTATTATAAGAAAAATTATTGGTATAGTTATAATTATTAATTACATCTTGGGGATTGTAGAAACTTCCAGTAAATATTTTAATCCCTCTATTATTATTGTCAAAAGCCTTTATTTTGATTATTGAGTCTAGATGTTTTTCTACTAATAAATTAGTCATATTTTATCCTCCATTTTATTATTTTTTATTTTTAAGATACTCAACTGTGGGGTGTATCATTGTTTTTAGTTGTTCTAACTCTTCATCTGAGAAAGAATCCAACATTTTTAAGAACCAATTTTTTATTTCTGAATTTATCGTTTTATTCAGATATTTTTCTTTTGAAAAATGAATTTTAAAATCATTTGCCATTTTTAATAAAGTTGATTCTTCTATATCTACGCTGAAATCTTTTAAATTGTATTTTTCTATTAAGTAATCTATATTTTTGTTATTTTTTCTTGCTTCATTTTCTATATTTTTTAATAGTTTTTCTTTTTCATAAGTTGTTAAATGTGTATCTTGTTCTACTTTTACGTTTCGTTCCATAGGTACCTCAAAACCCATTAACCATACAGGATTTACCTTTAAAATTTCAGAAAATTCAAAAATTCTACTTCTACTAGGATCATATTTTCCTTTTATGTATTCGCTAATAGTAGAAGTATTTATTCCTGAAATTTCAGAAAGTTTTGATTGTGTCATGTTATTAACTTTCAAGGCTTCTTTTAGTCTATCCCCAAAAGTTGCAATACTTTCTTTCTTTTTCATCGTTCTGCTCCTTCAATTTTATACTCCAATTATACCTTATTTTTTCGTAAAATACAATTATTTTTATGAAAAAAATTAAAAAAATTAGTAATTTACGAAAAAAAGTGTTGACAAAATAAAATTTGTGTTATATAATTAATTCGTAAAAAACGAAACAGGAGGTGATTGAATGAAGTTTAATAACTCAAAATTAAGAGGAAAAATAAGAGAAAATTTCGGTTCTGAATATGCTTTTGGAGAGGCTTTGGGTATGGCTTTATCTACTTTAAGCGGTAAATTAAACAATAAAAGCGAATTTACGAGAAGTGAGATTTTGAGTATTGTTAAACTACTTAATTTAAAAAAAGAGGAAGTATACGATGTATTTTTTTACCTATCTAATTCGTAAAATACGAAAATCAAAAAGATAAGTATGACAAACATCTAAAAAAATGTTGGATGGAATGGGAATTTTATCAATAAGCCTAATAAGTAATCAAAGAAAAGAGGTGAAAAGCATGGATGGTAAAAAACCGCCTGAAAATTTTAAACTTCCCGATAATTTGTCTGAAGAACAAAAAAATAGGATTGTAAGAGCTATAAAGGAAAACACTCCCATAATCATATCAGGACGGCAAGGGCGTACTGGAAAAACTTATTTAAAAGACTATCTAAATAAATTCGGAATAATTGCATATGAATTATGGGAGTGTGAACTAATAGAATTGGATAAATTTACCGTTTAATCCTGTTCTGATTCAATAAAAATTTAACGCCTTTTTCTGAAATATTGAAAAACCAATTTGGACTCGAAGGATGGCACTGCTTATATTTATAGCCTAATTTAAGCATAGCCCCTTTAAACGTACCATTTGATATATAGAATCCGGATTGAGATTTTTCAAAAATGTGTTTTAGTCCATAGGACGTGTGTTTCTCGTTGATCGTTGTAGTTTTTCCTATTAAATCGCACCAGTCCAAAAGTATATTTTGCTTTTCGATAGTGAGATTCTTAAAATCATTTTGATCATCTGAGTCATTGTACGTCATATTTTCAGAGAATGACATGGGAGCACCTCCTTTCGTATTAAGGTGGTTAGATTATAACATAAAAATTTTTGAATTGTAAAAAAAGATGAGTATGACAAACATCTAAAAAAATGTTGGATAAAATGAGTAATTTGAATGAAGGAGGTAAGAAAAACAAAGAATATGAAAAAATTAAAAAAACTATGGATAAAGATTATATCCATAGTCGGTGAATTTTTGGCTAATATACTGTTTTTTCACACACCAGTAAAATTTAAAAGATTTATTTTTATGAACTTTTATGAAATTGTAATAGCATGTATATTAATCATTTTAGGGATTATAATGTATTTTATTTTAAAATTCCTAGTATAAATCTGAGTAAGTGAGAGTGATTGAATGGTAAAACAGATTTTAATTTGTTTGGGATATTTAATGACATTTATTATTTATCTTAAATATGAGAAGAATATAAAAAAGGCAATATATAAAATACTACCTTTTTTGATATTTTACTGGTTGGTTGGAACTTTATTTGAAGTAATAATAGAAGTTAGTTTTAGGTAAAATTAAAAAAAAATACGAAAGAGAGTGATTAAATTTAAAGATTTTATAATAATATTTATAGTTTCATATATTTTAGCAGAATTTAGAACATCTCAAGGTAGAACTGAAAAAGATATAGAGAAAATAAAAAAAGATTTGTATGAGTTAGATTATATCGAAACCCAAAGACTGATAGAAAATCAAAGAGCACTAGATATGCTCTCTGATATAAACAATGGTTTGCCAAAGAAGATAAGACGCAGTAAGTATAGAAATTATCCTTTTAACAGTTATAGGAAGTTTAAAAAATAATTCCTTACTAAAATACTTGACAAATAAATCTAAATCGTTCTCAAACCATTTGACAGGATTAATTATTTGATAGAAATAAATACTTTTTCTTTCTTCATAATATGATAAATTAAAATTAAAAGTTTTAATTATACCGTCTATGAGTTTACGCAATAATTTCTCATCTGACTCTGTAAGATAACCATCATTATGGTTTAGGACAAAATGATTAAATGGTTCTATTTGATGTGAAAAAATGATAATTTTAATACTTTTTGACATTTTCTGATTATAAAAATGTAGGTAACTGGATAAAGTTGTTCTGAGTGAATTTAATTTTTCAGGATTATCAATTCCATTAGTATTAATAAAGTCAACAAACAGGTTATTTAATTCGATTAACTTCAAGTAAGTTTTATTTATTGAATTATAATTTTTAATCGATATTACAAGACCTGAAAACATTAGAATAAGTAAAGTAAATACATAAAACAAAAGTAACACCTCCTTTCAGTTATAAGTTGTTTTGGCGAATAAATTATATCACGAAATAGGAGGATGTGGAATCACAAATAAAGAAAGCGGGGTGAGAGAATGGAAAAAGAAACAAAAAATGAATGGAGACGATTTAAACCAAAAGGGACGGAAGAAGAAATGGAAGAATTAGATCGCCTGATGTCAGAAAAAGAACTAACAAGAGACGATTTAATCTTAATTTTTAAATGTTTAGAGCCTATATGGAAGAATATTTTGTAATCAATCTATCTAAAATATCTTTTAACTCTTCTTTGGAATAAGCGTACAGCATGTCTTGTCTGTCAAGACGATTGTCAGTATTCCAAACATAGATTATGGCTTTGTATGATCCTTTAGAATTTAACCCTGATATTTCAAAATCGTATTTGTCTAATTTAAAGTAAATGCAAGGTTCTTTGTCAACAGTTTTAACAGAATATTCAGGGCCTAAGAATTTCAAAGTTTCATTAAATTTTTTACCCATAATGAAATTAACCTCCTTTCAGTTGTAAGTTGTTTTTATTATACCTTGAAGGGGAAGGAAAATCAAAATAAAAGGAAGTGGTTAAACGGAACATAAATATCGTCAAGGGACTAAGTAATGAGAAAACAAACACCAAAAAAGATTAAGGGACGGCAATCCCGGAAAGGAAAAGAATATGGAAGTTTCGGAATCCTGGATAAGGAAACAGGCTACAAAATTACAACTGTCAATAAAGGAAGCTGCTGAATTCGTCGGCAAAGGGCAGCAGTATGTGAGAGTCGGATTACAGACAGGAAGGCTTAAATTTGGTACAGCAATACCAAAATTCAAGGACGAAAAAGATGAGCAAGCAAGAAGAAGGGCTGGGAAACACAATTGGGATTACGATATTCAACGTATTCAAGTTGAAAAGTACGTTGGAATAACTTATGAAGAATTTTTAAAAATGAAATTTGGAGGAATTTAAAATGAAATATGATGCTTTAGTAATGGTAAACAATCAAAATAAAGAAACAAGAAGAAAAATGGAAGAAAGAAAAATTAAGAACAGAATCAAGAAACTTGTAAGAAAGGTTGGGCTATCAAAATGGCGGTCAGGGAAAAACTTGAAATAGAAATGGACAAGGAAGAGATTAAGAAATGGGAGGGAAAAAATGCTGACAGTGAAAAATCTGATAAAGATACTGCTCCTGGTAACCGCAACAGTCCTTATACAGCTGGAAGTGATTAGGGAAAAAGGGCGATGGGTCGCTGGTGGAAACTTGGTATTTCCAATACTGCTGGCTGTACTTCTTTGGTGGAACTGGTTTTTTAAGAAAAAATTGAAATGATGGAGCAGGTTATGAAACTGAAAAGGAAATTAAGAAAGCAGAAGGAAAAGCAGGAACTGGTGTCAAAGGCACTGGACTATAAAGAGTTTTCAACACAGAAGAACGAAAAGACAAAGGTTTTCTCAATGATGGCGCTGTCAAATCTGTGCAAGCATTACAGAAATTATTTCAACATACCTAATATCACAGACGAAAATCTTGTAAATGGCGATACAAAAATACCTGTGCTGACTGAGAAAAATACCCTCTGGTGCACTTTTAAGCTTGAGGACATTATTCAAAGAACTTTCAGGGCTGTGAGCAGGCTCATACAGGAATATGAGTACGAGGATCTGCAGAATCCGAACCAGCGTAAGATAAAAGATTTTAAAAATGAATTTGTGATTGTTGAGTTTTCCAAGATGTATCAAAAAGAACTGATGGAATTAAAATTCAGATTTGGTAAATACCTGAAAAGTAACTACAGAGAAACCGAGAAGGCTTTGAAAGAGATGATTGTACTGTTTGCCTACTATGAGATATTTAAAAAGCAAATCCAGGACAAACTGAATGATTTCAGTAAAAACAACAGGATGTACATAAAAACTTTTATCACGAAGACAGACAGGAAGTTTGAAGAAATAAAAGACGTCATTATAGAAGGCGGAGAACCTGACTTTAAAAAGGATATGCTGGAGCTTCTGAAATTTGAGGAGGCTGGGATTAAGATTAAATGGGTTGGGTACAGCAGGAAAACAGTTTTGAAAATGAAACTTCAATGAATAAATTAAAAATAGCGGAGGTATAAAACATGATTGGAATTCAAACAGATGAAGACGAACTTTTGATAGACGGAACTATTAAATGTGAATCAGAAGAAGACTACTATATGATACTTGATGAGCTTTACAGGGATAGAAGGGAGGAAATCGAAAATGAGAACGTTGACTGATGTTCCTATAGGAATAAACGGAAAAATCCATTATGCAGATGTTATGGTACGTGGAACTGTTTCAGAAAAGACAGAATGGATATTGGAAGAGTTTAAAAAGTTGCCACTACATCTTCAGGAAAAAATGCTGAAAGATTTGGGAATACTAAAAAAATGCCGATACTGCAAATATCGACAACATATAAAATAAACCAAGTAATTATACCATTAAGAAAGGAAAAATGCAATATGTCAGATAAATTAAATGCGACAGTGAAAACTTGGGAGCTTTTGGAAGCTATTAAAATTGTGGAAAATTTTATAAGCAGTGAAAGAATAGGGAAAGGCTACCTTAAAGGAGTCTGTATCGAAACAGACAGAAAGGAAAACACCTTGATTTTGAGAACTACGGATCTGAAAATGGCTGCAAAAGTTGAAATATTGGGACGAGTAAATAAGGATGGGAAAGCTGTGGTTTCGTGCAAAATCTTTAAAGATTTGTTAAAGGGCATCTCTAATACTGATGTCAGCATAGCAATTGAAAAAGATAAAATGATTATTCAAACGGAAAGTTCTAAAAGTATAATTTCATTAATAGAGGATGCAGAGTTCCCAGTATGGGTTGGGGTAGACAAACTAAAATATTATTCAGTGCAAATATCAGATTTGAAAAATCTCTTTGAGAATGTAAAATTCTCTGCTTCAGTTAATTCTGAAAATGAGGCAGTGAATTGTGTAAGACTTGAGTACGAAGAGGAAAAATTGAAAGCCGCTGGAACTGATACGTATAGATTGTCCTACGCTGAAATTGATTTAAAGAATGTTGAGGGACACTCAGGAGAAAGACTTAATGCAAGCGTTCCTTTGAAAGCGGTTGACGGACTTGTTAAGTCTATGAAATCAAAATTAAGAATACCTGGAGTAAAAGTGCTGATCACTTGTGGCGAAGATAAGATCTCGTTTAAGTTAGCGGGAATTGAAATCGTGTCTGAATTAACTAGGCTGGAGTTTCCGGATTATAAAACTATAATTAAGAATTTGAATGCGGATAAACAAGCAGTTCTTCATACAAAAGATTTTATTGCTGTACTTAAGAGGGCTTACTCCATAGCAAAAGGCAACAAGGAAGCTAAAAATGGTGCGATATTTGATTTTAGCCAAAATAAACTGGCAATAAAATCAATTGATGAATACTCGGAGTTTAGAGAAGAAATCACAACACTTTACACTGGAGAGGATTTAAAAATATCATTGAATGTAAAATTTTTAATTGACTTTATTGGCAAAGTTAAGGATAAAACGACAGTGATGAAAATGTTAAACGATAAAAGTGCTGTACTCGTAAAAGGTGAAACTGATGATAACTGGATATATCTGATAATGCCTTTGGCGTTGAGAAATTATTAATTGAGGAGGATAAAAGAAATGGCAGAAAAGTTAAAGCTACCAAAAAGATCAGTGTTAAGATATGAAAAGGACTATGGCTACCCTATCAGGATTAGGAAAGCGACACATAACTTGCTTGATGTGGTTTCAGATGAAACTGGATGGAGCAAAGTGGAAGTAATTGCAAAAATGGTTGAATTTGCATTTGACAATATTGAATGGGTAAGCGCTGAGGAGTACATAAAAGACGATAAAGGAAGTGCCGAATAATGAAACTGAAAGTACAAAAAAAACAATTGTCAAATGAAAGAAAAATAGATGAAATTATAAAATTGATGAAGGAGATATTGAACAATGGAATTAAAATTAGTGATTGAAATTGAAGAAGGAAGCAAACCAATAATTAAAGATTTTTCAAGGGCGTTATTAGCACTTGGGAATACTACGACAATTACAAATCCTGCCGGGACAGTAGTTGGAAAAATTCAGAAATTTATGCAGTTGACACCTGCAGAAGATGAATATGTTAAACAAGAGATGAAAAATTGGCAGACTAACGATGTAAAAGAAGTTGAAGAGAAAAATGACAATGTGGAAAAGTCTGAGAACATTGTGGAAAAAGCTCAAAATAAAGTTGAGGAGAAGCCGAGGGCAGAAGCCAAAACTGTAGAAACAGAAGCGCCTAAAAAAGAAGAAGCAAGTGCTCCATCAGCAGCTGTTCCAACTTTAACACTTGAACAGTTAAGAGCTGGATGTGCTGAAATGTCAAGACTTGGAAAAGGTGCTGAATTAAGAAATCTCATAAGAGAAGTTTACAAGATACAAAAACTGGATGACCTGGATCCTAAAAACTACGAAAGTTTTGCGGATAATTTAAGAGAGTTAGGAGTAAGAATCTAATGGAAGGAAACCACAAGGATAGAAACCATGCCCTGCTTAGTGCAAGCGGGGCTAGCAGATGGATGAAATGCAACCCAAGTGCAAGGCTTGAGGACATGTTCCCTGATTGTTCAAGCGAGTATGCGGAAGAGGGAACTTTAGCTCATGAAATATCGGAGCTGAAACTGACAAAATACTTAAAACCTATGAGCCTTCGTACATTCAACAGCAAAATGAAAAAGCTGAAGTCTCATAAGCTGTACAAACCTGAAATGGAAAATTACACGGATGTTTATGTGGATAATATAAAGGAGCTTCTGATGTCGTTTGACAAGCCAGGTACAGCTGAGATTGAAAAAAAAGTTGACTTTAGCGAGTATGTTCCGGAAGGCTTTGGAACTTGCGACTTTGTTACAGTAGATAATGGCACTTTGTACATACGAGATTTAAAGTATGGGAAAGGTGTGCCTGTATCGGCAGAGGACAACCCACAGCTTATGCTTTATTCACTAGGAGCTTATCTTGAATTTTCACTGTTCAATGACATTGAAAATATAAATATGGGAATTATACAGCCGAGACTAGACAGCGTAAGCATATCTGAGATTTCAGCAGACGAACTTATGAAATGGGCAGAAAACGAAGTTAAGCCTAACGCTGAAAAAGCGTTTAATGGTGAAGGCGACTTTAAGATTGGGCAATGCACGTTCTGCAGGGCGAAGGCATTATGCAGGGCTAGATCGGAAGCCAATATGTCGCTTGAAACAGAGATGAAACTTAAAGGGAATATTTTAAGCAATGAAGAAATGGGGGAAATTCTTAACAGGGCAAGGGATGTCGTAAAATGGGTTAAGGATATTGAAAATTACTGCCGGCAAGCAATACTTCGAGGAGAGTATGTGCCAGGATGGAAAGTTGTTGAAGGGAGATCGGTAAGAGCATTTTCAGATACCGAGAAGGCAATGGAAGTTCTGAAGGAAAAAGGAGTTGCAGAAGAGCTGATGTACGAAAGAAAAATGCTTACGTTGACACAGCTTGAGGGAGTAGTAGGGAAAAAAGATTTCAATGAGTATGTAGGGAATTTCATAATAAAACCTAAAGGTAAACCTACATTAGTGCCGGAGTCAGATAAAAGGGCTCCATATGTAAAGGATGTAATCAATGCAAATGATGATTTTATAAATTTAGACAATAATGGAAAGGATGATTAGAATGGAAAATTTAAACGGAACTAGAGTAACAGTAAGAGGGAGATTAAGCTATGTGCATGTATTTAAACCGCATGCATCAGTACCAGGAGCAGAGGAGAAGTATAGCACAACGGTTCTTGTGCCAAAAAATGATGTGGAAACAAAACAGAAAATAGATGCGGCAATAAAAGCGGCTACAGAGTTAGGAGTATCAGAAAAATGGGGAGGAAAAATGCCAAATACAGTATTTACCCCAATTTGGGACGGAGATGGCGTGAATAATAGCGGAGACCCGTTTGGTCCTGAGTGTAAAGGGCATTGGGTGTTTACAGCCTCTGCAAAAGTTGACTATCCTCCGCAAGTAGTTGATAGAAGAGTACAGCCTATAACAGATCAGAGTGAAATTTACAGCGGATGTTATGCAAATGTGGCTGTTAATTTCTTCCCATATCTGTTCCAAGGGAAAAAAGGAATAGGTGCAGGATTAGGAAACGTACAGAAGATTAAGGACGGAGAAAGCCTTGCAGGTGGAAGAACCGCTGAACAGGATTTTGATGTTGTCGATGATGAAGATGACGCTTTATATTAATAGAAATTTAGATAATCACGTGGGTTTATCCTGCGTGGTTGTTTCAAACTAAGGAAGGATAAAAATCAGATGGATGTATTAAACATAGATATTGAAACGTTCAGCAGTGTGGACATAGCAAAAGCGGGGCTTTATAAATATGCTCAGAGTGATGATTTTGAAATCCTTCTTTTTGCTTACTCGCTAAACGGTTCTGATGTAAAAGTTGTGGATTTGGCTCAAGGGGAGAAAATCCCCTATGAAATAGCTGAGAAATTAAACGATGGGAAAACTCTGCTGCGAGCCTACAATGCCGCATTTGAGTGGTACTGCCTTAATCAGGCTGGATATCCGACACCATTAAATCAGTGGGAGTGCACAATGATTCACGGCTATTATGCAGGCTATCCTGGCGGACTGGAAAAAGTTGGTAAGGCACTAGGATTTAAGGATGACAAGAAAAAATCAGCAACAGGGAAGGCTCTTATAAAATACTTCAGTGTTCCCTGCAAGCCTTCAAAGAGAAACGGTGAGAGAACTAGAAATATGCCCCACCACGAACCTGAAAAATGGCAACTGTATATCGAATATAACAGGCAGGATGTTGTGGCAGAAATGGCAATTGCCGACAAACTGAGAAGCGTCGTTGTTCCTGAATTTGAATGGGATTTGTGGAGAACCGACATAAGAATGAATGCTAACGGAATCAAGATTGATGCGCAACTTGTTGATAGTGCCTTGTATGTAAGTGATACCTGGAATGAGCATTTAATGGAAACTGCAAGACAGATAACAAAGCTGGACAATCCAAACAGTACGGCTCAATTGTCGAAATGGTTAAAAGAAAATGGAGTAGAAGTAGAAAACTTGCAAAAAGCAACTGTGAAAAAACTGATTGATGAGACTTCAGGGGATGTGAAGAAAGTGCTTGAAATAAGGCAGGAGCTTAGCAAAACAAGTACTAAAAAATATGTAGCAATGAGAGAAGCGCTTGGAAACGACAGAAGAGTGAGAGGGCTTTTGCAGTTCTACGGAGCCAACCGTACTGGACGCTGGGCTGGGAGGCTTGTCCAGGTTCAGAATCTTCCACGAAACTACTTGGCAGATCTTGACGACGCAAGGGAAATTGTAAAAAGAAGAGATGTTGACACGTTAAGCGTTTTATACAGCAACATACCTGATACTCTGTCACAGCTAATCCGTACAGCTTTTGTTCCGGAGGAAGGGAAGAAGTTTGTAATTGCAGATTTTTCGGCGATAGAAGCAAGAGTGATTGCCTGGCTTGCTGGAGAACGGTGGAGAACTGAAGTATTCAGGACTCACGGAAAAATTTACGAAGCGTCAGCTTCACAGATGTTCGGAGTTCCAATTGAATCAATCGCAAAAGGCAAAGAGAATTATCATTTGAGACAGAAAGGGAAAATTGCTGAACTTGCATTGGGATATCAAGGTGGACCAGGTGCATTGACTGCAATGGGTGCGATAGACATGGGGCTTACTCAGGAAGAGCTGCCTGAAATAGTACGGATGTGGCGAAATTCAAACCGCAGAATAGTTGACCTATGGTACAGCCTTGGAAACGCCGCTGTAGATGTAATTGAATCAGGCTCAAGGGTAGCAGTAAAAGACTTGTTACTAAGCAGGGAAGGTGATTTGGCAAATGGTACGGACTTTTTTACCATAACACTTCCAAGTGGGCGTAAACTTTATTACGCTAACCCTGGAACTAGGGAAAACAGTTGGGGATCACAAGTTATTACTTACAAGTCGAGTAACCAAACAAGTGGAAAATGGGAAACAACAGATACTTATGGCGGAAAATTAACGGAAAATGTGGTTCAGGCTATCGCAAGAGACTGCCTTGCGGTATCAATTAAAAGATTAACTGAAAAAGGATTTAAAATCGTAATGCACATTCACGATGAGGTGGTTATAGAAGCCCCTATGGAAACGACTGTGGATGAAGTGTGCGAGATAATGGGACAGGATATTGAATGGGCTGAGGGGCTTATATTAAGGGCTGACGGCTTTGAAACAATGTACTATAAAAAAGATTAGTTGAAAGGAGGAAAAATGACAAACAGAGAGATAATAATATCGACCGCTGGAAGCAGGAGAGAAACACACTGGAAAACTGAAAAGCTGCTATGGAGTGAATTTATTAAAAGGCTTGAAAATCCTACAAGGACAACTGAAACGTATGAAAAGTTTATGAAACTAAAAAAATCACAGCAGGATAACCTGAAAGATGTCGGAGGATTCGTTGCTGGGAAACTGAAGGACGGAAAACGTAAAAATACAAACTTGTTAAGCCGTTCGTTAATCACCCTGGATCTTGACAACATTCCAAGCGGGAAGACAGCAGAAGTTATGGAAAAAGTGAAAGATTTGAAAGTGTCGTATGTGATACATCCCACCCGTAAGCACTCTGAAGCAGCTCCAAGGCTAAGGGTTATGATTCTAACAGACAGGGATATGACACCTGACGAGTATGAACCTGTATCAAGAAAAGTTGCCCAGAGATTAGGGATTGAAATGTGCGACCCTACAACTTTTGAACCTGCAAGGCTGATGTTCTGGCCAAGCTGTTCGCAGGATGTGAACTATAAAATTTATTATAGTTTTAACCTTGAAAACCCGCCTGTATCGGTTGACGGTACACTTAATCTATACGATGACTGGAAAAATATGAGTGAGTGGCCACAAGTTCCTGGATCTGAAAAAGTTACAGATAGGCTTATTAAAAAACAGGAAAATCCATTAGAGAAAAGCGGACTGATTGGGGCCTTCTGCAAAACTTTCACGATAGCTGAAGCAGTGGAAAAGTTTATTCCGGAAGAGTATGAGATATCAGATGATGGAAAAAGGATGACGTACACTCAAGGAAGCACGTTTGGCGGAGCTATAATATATGACGACGTTTTTGTCTACTCGCACCATGCAACGGATCCTTGTGGCGGAAAACTATGTAATGCTTTCGACATGGTAAGGCTCCATAAATTCTCTGATATGGACGCAGATTCAAAGGAAGGAACACCTACGAGCAAACTGCCTTCATTTACTGAAATGTCGAGACTTGCAAGGGAAATAAAAGAAGTGTCAGCGATACTGAATAAAGAACGGTACGAAAAGGCGGCACAGGATTTTACGACAATTGATGACGAGGATACAGATGTTGAGTGGATGAACCTGCTGACAGAAAATGAGAATGGGAAATATTTAAAGACTATAAAAAATATAGAAATTGTACTGGAAAACGACATAAATTTAAAAGGGAGATTTGCAATAGATGAGTTTGCGAACAGGGCAATGGTTGTGGGAACTACACCGTGGGATAGCAGAAATGAAGTAAGGCAGTATGAGGAAGTGGATGACAGCGGTTTAAGGAACTATCTTGAAAACAGGTATGGACTCACTGGCGAAAACAAGGTTAATGATGCACTTCTGCTAGTTTCCCACAAAAGACGATACAACAGCGTAAGGGATTACCTGGAGAGTGTTAAATGGGACGGCAAGCCTAGAGTGGAAACACTTTTAAGAGATTATCTCGGTGCGGAGGATAGCATCTATACAAGGGAAGTAATGAAGGTATCTTTGGCGGCTGCAGTTGCGAGAGCCGTTGAAGGCGGAGTCAAGTATGATTACATGCCTATATTTACTGGAAAGCAGGGAATTGGTAAGAGTACGTTTTTGGCAAAACTTGGAAAAAATTGGTATTCTGACAGCCTTCAGACTTTTGAGGGCAAGGAAGCCGCTGAAATGATTCAGGGAACATGGATTAATGAACTTGGAGAACTTACAGGATTTAATCGAAGTGAAACTAATTTGATAAAGCAGTTTTTAAGCAAGCAGGACGACATATACCGTAAGGCTTACGGGAGAGTTACAGAGAAATATCCTAGGCGGTGTGTGTTCTTTGGAACTTCAAATGATTCAGAGTTTCTAAGGGACAGGACAGGGAACAGAAGGTTCTGGCCAGTCGAAGTTGGGATTGTGAAATCTAGAAAGAATATTTGGGAAAATCTTGACAATGAAGTTGACCAGATATGGGCGGAAGCCTATACAAATTATATTATCGGAACGGACCTATTTTTAACTGGAGAGGCGTTAAAGATAGCGGAGCAGAAGCAGGAAGAGCATAGAATTTCAAATGCAAAAGAAGGTATCATAATAGATTTTTTGGAAAAAGATATACCAGAAGACTGGCATAAATGGGACTCGGAAAGAAGAAAGGGTTTTTACAGCGGTTGTTTCAATACTGGAGGTATTAGATTGGTTCCTAGAGACAGGGTGTGTGCGGTTGAAATACTGGTTGAATGCTTTGGAATGAAAAAAGGGTACATAAGAAATTCGGACAGCATGGAGATTAACGGAATACTGGAAAATATAAAGGGCTGGGAGCGGATAAGGCACCCTCTGAAATACGGCGATTACGGACAGCAGAGAGGATTTAAAAAGGTGAAAAAATAAACCGACTACAAAAACTACAAACTTTTTGGAACTTTTTAAAATTAAAGGCTGCAAAGAGAAAATCCAACTACAAACTCCGACTACAAAGTACCCCAAAAACTACAAAGTGGCTATTTTCTAAGAAAACTCTAAAAAAAGGGACTTTGTAGTTTGTTTGGCACTTTGTTGTTGACTTTGTAGCTGATAAAACCCTTTATTAATGGTACTTAGGTTATATTTAACTACAAAAACTACAATCTTTTCTATATAGAGTATAAAATAAAGGAATTAAAGAGATTAAAGGATATAAATACGCGTATATGGAGTTTATAAATCCTTTATTTAATAGTCTCTATACGCGCGTGTGAAAAGTTTGTAGTTTTGTAAAAATTTGGAGGTTGAGATGTCAGAAAAAGAAATTGAAAATTACCTAGTTAGAAAAGTGAAAAATAAAAAAGGGACTGCATATAAATTCACAAGTCCTGGAAATTCAGGAGTGCCAGATAGGCTTTGCCTACTACCAAACGGGAAAATATTTTTTGTTGAACTGAAATCCCCTGGAAAGAAGCCAAGAGCCTTGCAAGTAAATCAGATTACAAAAATAACTAAATTAGGGCAAAGAGTTTATGTGGTGGATTCCAAAGAAATGGTTGATGGAGTATTGGAAACTGAACTTTCTAACTGGAAGGAGGATTAAAAATGAAGTTCAAGGCACACAATTATCAGAAATACTGCATTGAGAAAGTTATTGAAACATCAAATGTTGGACTGTTACTTGATATGGGACTGGGAAAGACAATCATAACGCTTACGGCAATTGATGAGCTTAAATTTAACAGGTTTGAAGTTGACAGAGTTCTGATAATAGCACCGAAGAAGGTTGCCGAAAGCACGTGGATTAATGAAGCAGAAAAATGGGATCATCTGAAGTACTTAAAATTTTCAAGAGTGCTAGGTTCAGAGAAGAAAAGAATAACGGCATTGAATACGCCTGCAGACATCTATGTGGTAAACCGTGAAAACGTCCAGTGGCTTGTTGAGTATTATAAAAATGACTGGCCGTTTGATATGGTTGTTATTGATGAATTTTCAAGTTTTAAAAACCATGCAAGCAAAAGATTTAAAGCATTGAAACTTGTACTTGGGAAAATAGAAAGAGTAGTAGGGCTTACAGGAACGCCAGCACCAAATGGACTAAAAGATATTTGGGCACAAATATATCTGCTGGACAAGGGAGAAAGGCTTGGAAAGAATATAACGGCTTTTCGTGAAAGATATTTTAACTATTCAAAATATGGCGGAAACCCTTTTGGGGAATATGAGCTGAAGGAAGGATCAGAAAAGTCAATTATGAACAAGATAAGCGATATATGTGTTTCAATGAAGGCGGAAGATTATTTGGAACTTCCAGACATAACCTACAATACAATTCCGGTTGAACTTGACAGCAAGTCAAGAAAGCAGTACGAGGAACTTGAGAAGCAGATGATTTTAGAACTGAACGAGTCCGAAGAAATATCAGTTGCAAGTGCGGCGGCATTAACTGGAAAATTATTACAGCTTTCAAATGGAGCCATTTACGGTGAAGAACGTAAGGTTCATAAGATTCACGACTGCAAGATTGAACGTTTTATGGAACTTATAGAAGAGCTTAACGGAAAACCTGCTTTAGTATTTTACAGCTTTCAGCATGATTTGGAAAGAATAAAAAAGACATTGGCGAAATCAAAATTAAGAGTAAGACAGCTTAAAACCCCTGAGGATGAAAAAGACTGGAACAGTGGGAAAATCGACATACTTCTGGCACATCCGGCAAGTGCGGCATACGGCTTAAACCTTCAGGACGGCGGAAACCATGTGATATGGTTTGGGCTTAACTGGAGCCTTGAACTTTACCAGCAGGCGAATAAAAGGCTTCACAGGCAGGGGCAGAAAGAAAAGGTTATAATCCACCACCTTGTAACACAGGACACAAGGGACGAGGATGCAATGAAAGCCTTGCAGAGCAAAGGAGACGTTCAGGAAGAACTTTTACAAAGTCTGAAGGCAAGAATTGAAAAATATAAAAAAGAAGAGGAGAAATAGATGGAACAGTGGGAAATGATGACTAAAATGGTCAAGGAATTTTATTTGGCTTTCAAGCAGGAAGAATTTTTAAATAAGGATATGACGGAAGAGAGAGAGCATTTAAGAGATTTACTGCTTATGGAAGAGAAAACAGAGTACATGAAAGCCGAAATAGAAAATGATACAGTAGGAAAACTGGATGCAGTTGCGGATATGGCTTATGTGTATATAGGAACATTATTGGAGCGATGTAAAGGAAATGTCGATCTTGTTGTGAGAATACTATATTTTGATTCAGCGGATTCAGAATTGGCAGAGATATGCGACAAAATTGAGAAGAATAATTTCAATGGGATATTTCATACAGCATTTAAAGAAGTTCATCGTTCTAATATGACGAAATTAGATAAGAATGGACAACCTGTTTATTACACGAAAGGAGCTAAAAAAGGTAAGATTGCTAAAAGTGAACTGTTTGAAGAACCGAAGTTAAAAGAAATTATTGAAGGAGAAGATAAGATTGAAACAAGTGATTATTTACAGTGAAAATGGAAATGGTGTAATAGTTAGAAAGAAGAGTAAAAAAGAATTAGAAAAATGGCTAAAATGGGAAGTTGATATGAGGCAGAGATTGAATGTGCATAAAAGAATAGAAGTGTATGGATTTAATTTTAATTATAAAAATTTTTCAGATAAAACTTTGTTAATGCTATTTGAGAAATCAAGAAAAGAGATGTTTAATAGAATGTTTATTAAAATGTACTAGAAATTTAGTGGAAAGAGAGAATTTATGATAAAGATATATTTGATAGCTACATTGCTTTTTTTTGTGATTTTGTTTATATATCTTGAACTGACTGAGCTGAAAAGATGGTACAGGGAGATTGAACGCCAAATGTTTGTAAATTTCAGAACTATAACGAATCAAAGAAGGTTTGCAAGGAAACGAGCAATAAAAAATATATTTAAAGTTTTATTAATCGGCTTTATAGTGCTTTGTGGACTTTCATTCTTGAAATAAGTTCAGTCGTAGAAAATCGTTTTTTTTTGAGAAAAAAATTTGAGGGAGGATAAAAAAATATATGAACGAAAAAGACATAGAAAAAATTGCGGATAAAATATTTGAAAAGATGGAAAAAAGAAAACCAGGGGATAAATACACGGAGACAGAGGCAATGCTTAGGTCTTATCCACTTTATAAAATTAATTTAAAAAGAAATGAGGATGAAATAACACAAATAAAAGAAAAAGGGTTGAGAGCAATAAAATCAAAACCTGTTTTTTCTGAAAATATAAAAGGAGGGATTATTAAAATTGAAGGGATTCCCGAAAAGGAATTAAGTCGAATCGAGTATTTGGAGGGAGAAAACAGAAAACTGGAAAAAAGAATTTTTAGGGTGGAAGATGCTTTGAAATATTTTGAAAGAGATAAATATTTTAAAATTATCGAATTGAGATATTTTAAAAATTTTACTATAGAGGAAATATCGGAAGAAATAGGAGTAACTGAGAAGACTATAGGAAAAAATAGAACGAGATTGGTTGAAGGAATACAGTATTTACTCTTTCCGGAAGTTTTACTTGACTAAAATTACCTTTTGACTACCTTTTTAGTACCTTGACTATACCTTTTTTTATGGTATAATATGTTATATTGAGATTTTTGGAAATTGACAATCAATGTCAATGACCGATGAATTTGATTAGCTATATTAGGAATTAAGACAGTTTAAGAGCTGTCTTTTTTTATTTTATTCATATGCTGCTTATAACATAGTTATGGTAGTTGCCTGATTAAAAAAATAGAAATTCAAAAGGTACTGTGAGAGAATTTTCAGTGTTACGGGTCTGGCGAGAGCCCAGCTTGTGTAAATTTTTTGATAAATTTTGTGATTTTGTCATGGCTTAAGGAGGTGGTATTTATTGGTAAATGTAATTGATTTTGATGAGACAACTAAGTTAAAAGAGTTAGCAAAAGTCATAGGTTTAAGTGAAAGGCATTTGCAACGGTTGTCTCAAGAAGGGATTATAAAAAAGAACGACAAAGGGAAGTATTTGTTGTATGAAAGTATCAGGAGTTATATTAATTATTTGAAAGAGATTGAGAGTACACCACAACAACTCCAGGAAGAAAAGTTGAAGAACGAGATAGAATATTTGAAAACTAGGGATAGAAAAGAAAATATCAAAATCAAAATACTTGAAGCTGATTTGCATGAAGCAAGTGATGTGAAAAGAGTAATGAATAATATAATTTCAGGATTTAAAGGTCAGTTGCAGACAATACCATATAAATTAGCACCGCTTGTCATCGGTATTGATAATTTAGGGGAAATACAGGAAATAATAACAAATAATATTAATAGTGTTTTGCTGGAGTTATCTGAATATGATAGGAGTAAATTCTTGAAAAATAAGGAGTATGTCAATAGTGAAGATGAAGAAGGACAATGATGTATTCAAAGAATTAGGGATAAAACAGAAAACGATAGATTTATTTTCAGAAATTTTAAAAGAATTGGCTCCTCCACCTAAACTTACAATAGACCAATGGGCTGATAAATATAGAATATTAAGTTCTAAATCAAGTGCAGAACCAGGAAGATGGAGTACTGACAGAGCACCTTATCAGCGTGGAATAATGCAAGCAATTTCAGATAGTAAAACAGAAATGATAGTACTAAAAATGGGAGCACAGGTAGGAAAAACTGAAATCTCATTGAATACATTGGGTTATTTTATTGATTATTTGCCCAGTTCAATTATGTATCTAATGCCTACAAAAGAGTTTGCTCAAGAATTTGCTTCGACTAGATTTATGGATATGGTAAGAAGTACTCCGAGATTGAGAAATAAAATAATTGTTGAAGAGACTGGAAGAGATACCAAAAAGATTAAAGAATTTTCAGGAGGATATGTTGTCTTTACTGGATCTGGTAGTGCTAGCGAATTAGCAAGTAGACCAATAAGAGTAATTTTAGCTGATGAGGTGGATAGATTTGAAAAATCAGTTGGGGATGAGGGAGATGCTGTTGAATTAGCAATAAAAAGAACACAAACTTTTAAAGGCAGCAGAAAAATTGTGCTAGTATCAACTCCTACTGTAAAAGGTGATAGTAAAATAGATTCAATGTTTCAAATTGGAACGCAAGAAAGTTTTTATGTACCTTGTCCTTGTTGTGGAAGTTATCAAAAATTTGTTTGGAAGAATTTTGATTTTGAAACTTGCGGTATGAAATGCGAGGATTGTGGCGAGATTTCTGATGAAATTAGCTGGAAGAAGAATAGGGTGTACGGTGAATGGTTAGCAGAAAATCCTGATGTGAAAGATGAAGACGGGAATATTAATTTTAAAATTCGTTCGTTTCATCTTAATGAATTTTACAGTTCTTGGAGTGATTGGAAAGATATAAAGGAAAATTTTCAAAGGTCAAAAGGAAATATTGAAATGATGAAAGTATTTACGAATACAGTACTAGCGGAAACTTTTGAAGAAAAAGAAGATACTTTAGATTGGCAGAAAATACTTAATAGGCGTGAATACTATCATTGTGAAATACCTGAAAATGTAAATGTATTAACTTGTGGAGTAGATGTTCAAGATAATAGATTGGAATACGAAATAGTAGGCTGGGCAAAAGATGAGGAATGCTATGGTATTAAATATGGGACTATTTACGGAAATCCTGGTGAGAGTTTTGTCTGGGATGAATTGGATGAAATTTTAGATAAAGAATACCCATATAAAAATGGTGAAAAAATAAAGATATTATGTACTTGTATAGATTCAGGTGGACATTTTACTTCTGAAGTGTATGCTTTTGTAAAGATAAGAGAGCATAGAAGGGTATTTGCCATAAAAGGTATGGCGGGAACTCGTGAACTTGTGTCAAAACCTAGCAGAAACAACAAAGGAAATATTGCCTTATTTCCAATAGGGGTAGACAGTGGGAAAGATACGATATTTTCAAGATTGCAGATTGAGACTGCTGGAAAATACTATTTTCATTACCCTATAGAATCAGAAAAAGGTTATGATGAAGCTTACTTTAAAGGATTGACAAGTGAAAAAAGAGTGAATGTAGTTAAAAGAGGTATTAGAAAAACTGAATGGAAGATAATTAGTGGGAGAAGAAATGAACCTTTGGATTTACGAAATTATGCTCTTGCCGCACTGAGAATAGCTAATCCAAATCTTGAAAAAAGATATTCAACTGGTAATATGAGAGCAAAAACCGTTATTAGAAAAAGAAAAATATATTCTAAAGGAATTAAATAAGGAGGTAAGATGCCAATTTCAAGATATTCGAGAGAAATCATAGAAAAAAAATTACAGAAATATTTAGATGCAGAAGATGCATTACTTTCTAGTAAAAGTTATAAAATAGGAACTCGTGAGTTGACGAGATTAGATTTAAAAGAAATTCAAATAGGTAGAGCTTATTGGGAAAATGAACTCAACAAACTAGATAAAAAAAACAATAGGCGAGTGAAAATCGGAGTGCACAGAAGTATATAGGATAGGAGGTGTTTATGAACCTAATAGATAGAATTGTTATGGCATTTGACCCCAAAAAAGGAATAGAAAGATATTATGCTAGAAAAAAAATAGAAATATTGAATACTGGATATTCTAATCACGGAGCTTCAACTATTAAAAAAACCATGATAGGCTGGCAAAGTGCAGGTGGCGGAGTAAAAAAAGATATTTATAAAAATCGAAAAAAACTTGTAGAGCGTTCAAGAGATTTGTATATGGGAGTGGCTACAGCTACTGGTGCACTTAAAACCATTAATACAAATGTAATAGGTAGCGGGTTGAGATTAAAAGCAGCTATTGATAATGAAACTATAGGAATAAGCGATGAAGAAGCTGAAAAAGTAGAAAATTTAATTGAAAGAGAATTTGATTTATGGGCGAATGGCAAAATAGATAATTTGGGGATCATGAATTTTTATCAATTGCAAGAACTTGTATTTTTGACTGTTTTGATGAACGGTGAATGTTTTGTTAAGTTAAATTATTTTGAGACACCAAAACAACCTTATAATTTAAAATTGGAAGTTTTAGAACCAGATAGAGTTTATACCCCGAATAGTCTTTCATCGGACAAAAGCGTGGTTGAAGGTGTAAAAATTGATAAAAATGGTCGTATTGAAGGGTATTATATTTCCTCTGAACATCCTTTAGATGCAACTGGATTAGTTACAGAAAAATATATAAAAACATATGGGAATGAAAATCAAAGAAATTTAATTCATTTGTTGTTTACTGAAAGACCTGAGCAAATAAGAGGTATTCCTGTATTATCGCCAGTTATTGAACCTTTGAGGCAACTTGGAAATTATACAGAAGCAGAATTAACGGCTGCGGTAATAAGTGGATTATATGCTGTATTTATTGAAAGTGATGCTAACAACATAGAAGGTGCTGATACTGGAGAACTAGAATCTGTAAGAAATGATCTTCTAGTAGATGGTGAAGATGATACCACAATAGAGCTTGCACCAGGAATGATAATAGGTCTTAATCCAGGAGAAAAAGCAAATACAGCTAATCCTGGTCGTCCTAATACAAATTTTGACCCATTTGTTACAAGTATTTTAAGACAAATAGGAAGTGCTTTGGAAGTTCCTTATGAGTTGCTGATTAAAAATTTTACTTCTAGTTACAGTGCAAGTAGAGCAGCACTTTTGGAAGCATGGAAAATGTTTAGGAAGCGTAGAGAGTGGTTTGCTGCTAATTTTACACAAATAGTATATGAGGAGTGGCTAAACGAAGCCTTTTTACTTGGAAGAATAGATTTAAAAAATTATGGAACAGATATTCTTATAGATAAGGCTTGGAGTAAATCGCAATGGAATGGACCATCACAAGGTCAAATAGATCCGTTGAAAGAAGCCAATGCTGCAGTTATTAGGATAAATAATGGACTGTCAACTAGAACTAGGGAAACAGCGGAACTTAATGGTGGTGATTTTGAATTAAATGTAGGAATGCTTGCGAAGGAAAATAAATTATTCGAAAAGAAAGGAGTGGCAATAAATGCCGAAACAACTAAAATTTTGGAATCTAGTGAAGAACGATGAAGAAAAAACGGCGGAACTTATACTTTATGGAAGCATAGGAAGTGATGAGTATTGGGATGATATATCCGATAAGGTATTTAAACAAGATATAGAAAACCTTGGAGATGTAAAAAACATTACTTTACATATAAATAGTCCAGGCGGGAGTGTATTTAGTGCTGTGGCAATAGCAAATACTCTTAAAAATCACAAAGCTAAAGTGACAGCAAATATTGATGGATTAGCAGCGAGTGCCGCAACTATTATAACAAGTGCCTGTGATACTGTAAGAATGCCTAAAAATGCTTTATTTATGATTCACAATCCAATTACTTTTGCTTATGGGAATAATCAAGAAATGCAAAAAACTGTTGAAATGCTTAATAAGGTTAAAAACAGTATTATTGAAACATATTTAAATAAAACAAAAACTGATAAGGAAACTTTATCTGAATTAATGGATAATGAAACTTGGATGGATGCAGAAACAGCTAAGGAATATGGATTTGTTGATGAAATTGTGGATGAAGAAGTAGGGAAAGAATTTGTAGAAAATAAATTAATTATAAATAACATGGCTTTTGATATTTCAAAATTTAAAAATTTTAGAAAAGCAAAAGGTGTAACTATTAATAATAAAAAAAACACTAAGGAGGTAAAAATGACTTTAGAGGAATTAAAAAACCAATTTTCTGATTTGTATGATTATGTATTAAATGAGGGAAAAAAGATTGGAAAAGAGGAAGAAAGAGAAAGATTGAAGGCTATTGATGATATAGGAGTTAATAATTATTCTGAATTAATAGAAAACGCTAAATATGTTAGTCCTATCTCAGCTAGTGAGTTGGCTATTAATATTTTGAAAAAGCAAAAAGAAGAAAAAGCTCAAAAGTTGCAAAATATTAAAAACGAAAGTCAAGATAATTTTATACCACCAGCTGCAAATGACGGGACAACGCCTGATAAAAAAGAAGAAAAACAGTTTATGGGAATTGATATTATGAATATTTTTTCTAGAATGAATAAAAAAACAGAGGAGGGAAAATAAATGGATTTTGTAACAAAAGGCAATGAATATGCCAGTGAACAATTTTTGAGCGGTACAGGACACAAATATATGGAATTTGAGGTGCCGCAAGGTAAAAGTGTAAAAAGAGGTGATGCTGTAAATGCAACTGCTGAACTTTCAGATGGAACTGATTTATTTGGAATAGTTATGGAAAATGCTGACGGAACAACCGTGAAAACTAAAACAACTGTAGCTATTTCAGGAGAGTTCATTTTTGAGGGATTAAATGTGAAAGCAGGTACACAAAAAGCAGATTTTACAAAAGCAGCTAGAGATAAAGGTATTGTAATAAAAGGATTAGGAGGTAAGGAATAATGCCAGCAGTAATAGAATTTATTGGGTTGTATGACCAGAATGTGATTAGACCAAAATCATTTATAAAAGACAGTTATTTTAAAAATAGGAAAACATCAGAAAATCAAAAAATGGAAATAGAATTTAGAAAAGGAAGACAGCTTGTAGCTCCTTATGTATCTGAATTTATTCCAGGAACAGAAATGGTAAAGAACACTTATGAAAGTAAATTTTTTCAAGCTCCAAAAGTAGCACCAAAAAGAACTTTTTCAGCTTTTGAGTTATTTTTTAATAAAACGGCAGGGGAAACTATATATGGTGGAAAAAGTCCTGAAGAACGAAAAGCGGATTTGCTGGCTGAATCGTTTGCGGAATTTGAGGAACAGATTACAAGAAGAGAAGAAATTATGTGTGCAGAAGCCTTATTTAATGGAAAAGTTGTTGTAAAAGGCGAAGGTATAGAAGGGGAAATTAAATTTGGAACAGTTGAAGAAATTACACCAGCTGTTTTATGGACTCAACCGAATGCTGATATAATCGGAGATTTACAGGCAGCTATAACAAAAATCGGGAAAGTTACAGGATTAAGACCTGAAATGATATTAATGGATCCTGTGGCAGCAAAATTATTTGTAGATAATGAAAAAATTCAGAAGTTGTTGGATGTAAAAAATTATAATGTAGGAGAAGTAAATCCAAGAGAAACAGCAGCAGGAGCCGTTTATATTGGAACAATAGCGCCTTTTGGATTGCCAATTTATTCTTATCAATCTCAATACTCTATATTAAATGCTGATGGAAAAACTTATAGTGATAAAGATTTAATTCCTGAAGGGAAAGTTCTATTAGCGCCAAGCAACAATAAAATTATGTACGGACCAGCGGCAGATGTGAAACAAGGAATAATTGTGGCAGAACGTTCAGTATTTACTGATGAAGATTCAAAATCTAACACTGTAGAAATTAGAACTGAATCAAGACCGCTTCCTGTGGTTTATGATATTGAAGCTATAAAAATATTGAAAGTTAAATAGGAGGTTGACATGAAGTACAGGGTATTGAGTCCTTTGGTGTATGCTGGAACAGCATATAATGCTGGACAGAAAGTTGATATTATTGAAAATACAGTTGCTAAGGATTGTATTGAAAGAGGTATTATAGAGAAAATTACAGAAAACAAATCTAATAAAGTTGAAGAGAAAATTGAAACTTCAGAAGAAACTGATAACAAAAGTAAAAAATAGGTGATATTCATGGGATTTAAAGATGTAATTAAATCGGATATAGCAAATGTATTTCTGAATAGTAACGAATTTGGAACGGAGCACACATTGAATGGAAGAAAAGTTATATGTGTGGTTGATGAAGAAAAATTTCAGAATAAACAGAAAAATGGACTTATTTCAACGGAGGAAGGAGTTTTTCAGAACGGATTTACTTTATTTATAGGTTATCCGTATCTGAAACTTCAACCGCACACCGGCGAAAGTATAACAATAGATGGTGTAAAGTATGAAGTTGCAGCTAGTAAATCAGATATGGATATGTTTGAGATAGATTTGTTTAGAAATGAGGAAATGTGATGTTCGAGATAAAAATAGATGAAAGTCAATTAAGGTTTATCGAATCGAACTTTGACAACTTAAAAGGCAAAATGCCAAATGCTCTTGCTAATGCCATTAATAGAAGTATGGAAATGGTAAAAACAGAAGCGTTGAGACAAGCTACATCGAAATATACAATAAAAAAAGGAGAATTGAGTGATTCAATTAAATTCACACGGTCATCTGGTGGAAATTTAACAGCAAGAATAGTTTCAACTGGTAGTGTTATAGGTTTGGATCATTTTAAATTAACACCTAAAACTAGGGGGAAATATAAGAAGACTGTTAATTCAATAGTAAAAAAAGGAGAAGGCGGAAGTATACCAAATGCTTTTATTGCTTATTCTGATGGTAGATTAGGAGCTTTTAAAAGAAAAAGTACGAACAGATTACCAATAGAAAGATTAATGGGACCTTCTGCTCCACAAATGTTAGGTGAGGATAGCATATTGGAATATTTGCAAGGATTTATGGAAGAAAAATTAAACATGCGTCTTGAACATGAAATTGAAAGGTTAATGGGATGATAAAACATACAGAGGAAAAAATATTTGAATTTCTCGATAAAGAACTTTCAAATAAAGGAATCAAAGTATATAGGGGATTTTTACCACAAAAGAGTTTTGAGGACAGGGAAAATGGAAATTATAAAGAGAATTTTCCTTATGTTACATTAAGAATAGTTGAGTTTAAGCAAGAAAGAGCTGGAATAGATTACTATGATTCTCCTGTTGAGTTTGAAATATGGGTATCCACAAAAGAAAATGGTGAAAATGATTATTTAGAAAATTTATCTTTAGCAAATGAAATAATGGAAAAATTATTGGAAGAAACTACTAAACCAGTAAAAGATAAATTATTAAACATTGATAATCAAGGTTCAGGGTTTGTAATAGATCAAACCAAGGAATTTAAAGTTTCATTTCATTCCGACCAATACAGACCATATTTTTTCTCAAGAATATCGTTTTCAGTTTATGGAGAAGCAATTTCCTCAGTTTATACTAATAAATTATAAGGAGGTAAATATGGAAAAAAAGCAATACATATATTTAGGTAATAATATAGAATTTAAAAATTTTAGTTTTTCAAAAGGAGTAGTTTATTTTGAAAACGACAAGATAAAAGAAATAATGGAAAAATTTCCTTTGATAAAAAAAATACTAATTGATATTGAAGTAATTGGAAAAATAGAAAGAAATGAAAATATCTTTACTGTTATTACAAATCAATTAAAAGAACAAATAAAAGAGGAGGATAGAAATGGCTTATAAACATGGTACATACCAATCTGAAACTGCGAGTGATTTAATCTTGCCTGTTACACTTGATTACGGTCATTTTATTGTTGGAATGGCACCAATTCATAAATTGAAGAAAGAAAATAGAAAAACAAACGAAGTTGTAAGAGTCGGAACTTATAAAGAGGCTATTCAATATTTTGGTGACACTTATGATTTAGATTTTTCAATTTCACAAGCTATCAAAATATTTTTTGAACTTTATGCTGTAGCACCTTTATATATTGTGAATATCCTAGATGTTGAAAAACATAAAACAGATAATAAGAAAACTATGATGGCTATAGAACTTAAATCAGGAAAAACAGTAATTAATAATCATAAGATAATCACAGATACTTTAGTAGTAAAAGATAATGCGACAAGTTTACCAATATCGGATGCTATAACAATTTGGACTGCTGAAGGATTAGAAATTTATGCAACGCCGTCATCAGGAAACAAAATAGATATTGAATTTAATGAGATAGATTTATCAAAAGTTAAGAAGAATGAGGCGATAGGTGGATATGATACAAACACGATGAGAAGAACAGGTTTGGAGCTTGTAGATGAAGTATATTCAAAATTCTCAGAATTGCCAGCCTTTATAGATATTCCAGATTTTTCTCATGAAAGTGAAGTTGCTGCAGTTATGGAAACAAAAGCGGGAAATATAAATACAGGAATGTTTGAAGCAATAGCCTTAATAAATGCACCCAGCGATAAAAGATATGATGAAATCCCAAGTTGGAAAGATGAAAAAAATATAACATCAAAGGATCAAATCGTGCTTTATGGAAATATTAAACTTGCTGACAATATTTATTTTCCATCATTACATTATGCAGCACTTTATTTGAAAACCGATTCTGAATTTGACGGAATACCTTCTCAAACTCCTTCTAATTATTCGTATAAAATGGATGCATTAGCTTATAAAAATGCAGATGGAGTATTTGAAGAAATTAGATTAGACAAGGAACAACAGGCTAATTTTTTGAATAAAAATGGAGCAATTACTGCGATTAACTTCAAAGGCTGGAGATGTTGGGGGTCTGAAACGGCTAAAAATCCGTTAGCAACAGATCCAAAAGATAAGTTTACATACACGCGTCGAATGTTTAAATATGTGGGTAATGAACTGGTTATTACATATTTTAATTCAGTTGACCAAAAATTCTCTTTAAAATTAGCTGAAACGGTTACAAAATCTGTAAATATTCGGCTTAAAGGTTTGGTATCGGCTAATCACTTTTTATCGGCTGAAGCTGTTTTATCTGAAGAAGATAATACATTAGAAAATGTAATAAATGGGGATATAACATGGACAATCAATCTTGGAGTAATACCAGCAATGAAATCTATGACATTTAAGAAGAAATATGATGTAAAAGCATTGGAGACATTTGCTCAAGCATTAAAACAATAATTTAAGGGGGTAAAATAATGGGAAAACACCAAATACCAACGGCGTTAAATGATGTTGAAATATATATAAACGGCTCAAGTAAACTCGCAGGGGTTGGAGAGGTAGAATTGCCTAATCTTGAAACTTCGTCTGTTAATATCGAACAAATTGGGATGGTATCAGAATACGAAGCAGCACTTACTGGGCATTATAAAAAACTTGAAGCAAAAATAAAAATGGACTGTGTAGATGAAACACTTTTAAATTTTAATAACAACAATGAACTTTTAATTGAGTGTAAAGGAGTTATTCAAAAAATGAATAAACTCACACATGCTCCTACTTTTGTAGGAATAGACGCTACTTTTAAGGGAATGATCAAGAAATTCGATGGTCCAAAATTAAAACCAGGATCTAAACTTGAAGCTTCTTTTGATTTAACAGTAAGTTATTACAAAATGGAAATAGACGGAAAAGAAATAGCTAATATTGATGTATTCAATAGAATAAGTAATGTAAATGGTCAAACTAACAGCAAAATTAGAAGATTGCTGGGATTAATATAAAATAGGAGGATAAAATGGTTTTAAAATTATCAAAAGAATACAGTTTAGGGAGTAAAAAGTATAAAGAAATTAATTTAGATTTGGAAGGAATGTCAGGTTTAACATTAATTGAAGCCGAAAGAGAATACTATACAAGAAATAAAAATTCAATGATAAAAGAGTTGGAATATGGATGGTATCTAACAGTTGCTTCAGAATCAAGCGGAATTAAATATGGAGATTTCTTGAAATTAAATGCTAGAGATTGCGTGAAAATTGTAAATGCTGTTAGGGGTTTTTTACAAAGTACGGACTCGGAAGAAATAGAGGAAGCAGAAGTAGTAGAAACCTTAGGGTCAATAGAGTAGAAGAGATACTGGATTTGCAAGATTGTATTACAACTTTAGTAGAAGTTTTAAATTATTCAGATGAAAATAAAACGAGTATAAATGTAAGCTATGAAACTTTAATTAATTGCAGATTGTATGAATTAGAATATTGGAATTTGAGAGCTGAAAAGTTGTTAGAAGACTCAGAAAAGAGAAGTTCTGAAAGTGAATAAAAAAAGAGGACTCATCAGTCCTCTAAATCCTTTGAAAAGAAAGCATACATAATGGAAGTACTTAGCGAAAGGTAGATAGCAACCCAAAAAGGTCCAAAAATAAAAATTAATGGAAAAGATATAAGAGCTATAAGGAATGAAGCAAAAGCTATAAAAATTTTTAGTCCTGTATTAGTTTCTTTTTTAGAAAAATTCTTTTTTGCTGATTTTTCAGTAATATTCTTAAAATAATTTTTTATTTTATCTTCGTATGGTTTAATTTCATCTTTTGTTAAATATTTAAAAAAGTTTATAATATAAATTTTGTATTTATCGTATAGTTTTTTCATAACAAACACCTCTTTTTATATTTATATATTAAATTATACAACGAAAACATCAAAAATACAATGGATGGAAGGAGGTAAAATGGCAAAAGATTTAACACTTAATATAGTTGCGGCAGCTTCGGTAGCTGGTGCTGTTAAAGGGCTTTCAGAATTATCGAAAAGTTTTAAGACTTTGAAAGATAATACAGAAAATTTGTCAAAAACATCTAAAAAATTAGAAAATTTTGATAAAGTTAGAGAAAAACTAACTAAAGTTAATGCTGAGTATAAAACTTCATCTGAAGCTCTTAAAAAGCTGAAACAGGAATATAACAGTACAGGTCAAGGAAATGTAGAATTTGCTAAAACTGTCAAAGATGCAGAAAAGCATGTAAATAAATTGGCTAATGAAAAATCAAAATTAACAAACGCTTTTTCAAATGCAAAACAGGCTATAGAAAGTGAAGGACACAGTTTAAAAGATTACAGAGACACTCTTCATAAAGTAAATAAAGAATTAGAAGTAAATAAACAGTTAAAAAATATTCAAAATCAACACCAAAATAGACTTGAAGCTATAGATAAAGTTGATAGTTTTGGAGATAGGGCAACTGTTAGAGGTTTAGCTGCTGGAGCTGCAACAGTTCTCCCTTTGAAATTAAAAATAGAACTGGAAGAAGCGCAGGCGGATTTGAGAAAAGTTGCTGAATTTGGCTCTAAACAATTAGAAAAAGAATTTTATCAAGCAATGAGGAATTTGAGTGACAATTCCCCACTATCTCAAAAAGAATTGTTTGAAATAGCTGGAGCAGGAGCACAAGCTGGGATAAATACACGAGAATTAGCACAATATACAAAAGATGCTTCAAAAATAAAAGTTGCCTTTGATATGGACACACAAGCGGCAGGGAATTTCTTGGCTAAAACAAGAGCTCAGTTTGGCATAGGGCAAAAAGAAGTTATGGAATATGCAGATGTTATAAATTATTTGGCGAATAGTGTGGCAGTAACTGCTCCTGAGTTAGTTGATATATCACAAAGGGTAGCAGGACTTGGTGGAATTGCTGGTATTTCTAAAGAAAGTGTTATGGCAATGGGAGCAACCTTGATTGCAGGTGGAAAAAGTTCAGAGATAGCTGCAACTGGATTGAAAAACTTTTCTTTAGGTCTGATTGCTGGAACAAGTGCAACGAAAACACAAAAAAAAGCATTTGAAAGTTTGGGATTAAGTGCCGAGCAAGTTGCAAAAGACATGCAAGTTAATGCAGATAAAACAATAATTAATGTATTGTCAAAAGTAAAACAACTTCCTGAATATTTACAAGGTGCAACTTTGAAAAATTTATTTGGTAAAGAGAGCATAGAGCCAATAACAGAGTTGATGAATCATTTAGATGATTTAGGAGGAGCTTTTGAAAATGTTCATAATAAAGCAAAAACAGCAGGAAGTGTGGATAAGGAGTATGCCGATAGATTAAAGACTTTAAAAACAGCATTAGATACGCTAAAAAACAATTTAGTTAATATAGGGATTGACTTAGGGTCTGCTCTGGCACCATCGTTATTAAGTTTAACAAATAGTTTAAAGCCAGTTGTAAAAAGTATTGCGGATTTTGTGCAAAAAAATCCACAACTTGCAGCAGGTATTATGAAAGCAGTTGGAGCTTTTGCATTGTTTAATTTAGGAGTAGGTGGAGCTATTAAAGTTGGAGCACCTCTTGCCAGAACCTTAAGTTCAACTGTTTCAATTTTTCAGAAGCTATCAGCTGTTAAGGGATTGGGATTTACAGCAGGAATAGCTAAAGCATTTCCAACAGTTGCAAAATTAGGAAGTGTATTTAAAGGAGTAGGTTCTATTGCTGGAAAATCTTTTGGTGGTTTAGGTAAAATTGCATTAAAATCATTAAATCCGTTTAATGCCATAAAATTAGCAGTTAATGGACTGGGTAAAGGATTTTCAGGTTCATTAAAAATTTTTTCAATGTTTGCTCATCCTTTAGCTACTTTTAAAAAATTAATAAGTGTAATAAAAATGGTTGGGATAGCTTTGAAAGGAGCATTTTTAGCAAATCCTGTAGGAGTGATAGTTGGTGCGTTAGTTGGATTAGTTGCCATTTTTGTAATTTTATATAAAAAGTCAACTTGGTTTAGAAACGGTGTGAATAATGCAATGAAGCAAATTGCACCGCATGTAAAAGAATTGGGCAGAGTTTTAAAGCAAACCTTAGGTCAGGCAATACAACGGGTAAAGAGTTTAATGGTTTCTTCAGCACCTGCAATGAGAGCGGTATGGAATAGTTTAAAACCAGTTATTTCAGCAATAGGAACTGTTATTAAAGTGGTATTGATTATTGCAATTAGAGTAGCAATAGCAGCTGTGAAGTCACTAGGAAATACTTTTAAACTTATTATCGCAGTAGTTAGAGGTGTAATGCAAATGGTTTCAGGAGCGTTTAGAGCTGCGGTGGGAATATGGAAAGGAATTTTTCAATTATTTGTTGCTTTTTTTACTGGAAAATGGAATGAAATTCCTGGAATTGTAAGTGGAGTGTGGAATGCAGTTAAAGGTGGTATAAGTTCGTTTGTAGGCGGTGCCAAAACTATATTGAGTGGATTGTTTAATTGGTTTAAAGACCAGTGGAACAATTTAAAAAACTTGGCTTCAAATATAGGAGGAGTTTTAGGTTTTGGAAAGCATTGGACGGGAACTAACTATTTTGAAGGTGGGTATACCACTGTAGCAGAGCGTGGGGCAGAACTTATCAAGGTTCCAGGACAACCCGCATTCCTGGCTGAACATGAAATGATGTTAAATTTACCAAAAGGAACTCAAATTTTGAATAATTCCCAAACGAGAAACACTCTTAGCGATAGAATAGGAAAGGTTAAAGAAAGAGTTAGTAAACCTAAAAATAATGGAGGAAATAATTTTGGTGGAGATACTATTAATATAGCGATAACGGTTGGTAATGGTTCTAATCCTAATGCGATAGCACAAGCCGTCGAAAGAGTTTTGAGAGACAGAGAAAACCGTAAAAGAAGGGTGGCGTTCGGATAATGGCAAAAACGAGAGTATACAGAACTAAAAATGGTGACACTTGGGATTTAATTTCGTACAAAATATATGGCACAGAAGGTTATTTCCACGATTTAATAAGGGCTAATCTGAATCTTATAGATATTGCTATATTCGATTCTAACATACCTATTATTATTCCGGATTTTGTAGATACTGGAGTTAATGAGGATATAGATAAGTTGCCACCGTGGAAGAGGTGAAAAAGATAAAAGAGGTGATAAAGTATGGGATATGCAAGAAATATAAAGGTCTTAGTGTTTTTCAACAAAAAGGATATTTCAGAAGAAATAGCACATTCCATTTCTTCTGTCACTTATACTGACAACTCAAAAAATGCTATTGATGATTTAGAAATAGAATTGGAGAATTTGGATTATAGATGGTTAAAAGAATGGTATCCTGACGAAAATGCACAGCTTGTGGTTGGAATATTTGAAGATTTGGGCGAATCTGATGGAAAATTTTTGGAATTGGGGACATTTTATGTAGATGAACCAACTTTTGACAATGATAGAGTAACATTAAAATGTATTGCCTTGCCTTTGAATCAAAATATAAGAGATCAGAAAAATAGCAGAGCTTGGGAAAATGTAACGCTTAAAGAGTTGGTTACCCAAATAGCGAGTAAACATGAAATGAGTGCTGCAATACATTGTGAAGATGAATTTTATAAAAGGCTGGATCAAGACAAAGAAACAGACTTGGAATTTATCAATCGTGTTGTGAAGGAAACAGGACTTAATATGAAATTATCTGACGATAAAATAATTATTTTTGATGACGAAAAGATGGAAGAAAATGAAACAATAGAAAAGTGGAATATACACGATTACAGGATAAGAAGTTTTTCTTTAAAGAAGAAAAATAAGGAAATTTATGACAAAGTCGAAGTTAGTTATTATGATGCAGATAAGAAAAAGATAATCAGAGAAATAATTACAAAAGAAGAATTAGAAAAACGAAATAATGTAGAAACTGATTCATAAAAATTAAATAGCAAAAAGAAGTGATGTGAATGGCAACAAATAAGAAAAACAGTAAAACTACTATTAAAAGCAGTAAAGAGAAATTGAAACAAAAGGCAGAATCTAAACCTAAAACAACCAAAAAAGAAAAGACAAAAAAGATAACGACTAAAGGTAAAAGTACTGCCAAAAAAGTAGCTAAAAAGACTTTAAAAGACAACTTAAAACAGGAGTGTCAAGTAACATTAACTGTAGACGGTTCGACTGATTATATTGCAGGTGGAATTATTGAACTCGATGAAAGTTGGGGTGAGTTTGAAGGAAAATATATCATTGATAAAGTTACTCACACTGTAAATGGGGATTACACTTGTGAAATGGAAATGATGAAAATAGGTGCTAGAGAAAAGGCTACCGAAAAATCTAAACAGCAGACTAAGGAAGAGCAGAAGAAAAAGGAAGCTGAAAAAGCTAAAAAGAAAGGTTCTAAAAAGTCAAAAAGCAAGAAAAGTACAAAGAAAACAGGCAAAAAAGTGAGAGATAGAAAAAAATAGTAAGAGTACTAAAAAATATAGTAAAAAGAAATAGATTGATATAGGACAATGGCAATTGAATATATGACTGTGAAACTAAAATATTTGTTTTTGAGAGAGTATAGAAAATTTTAGTTTTTCTTAAAAATAAGGTATAATATAATAAAATTATTTTTAGGAGGAATTAAGATGAAAACCATGGAAGAAATTGAAAAAATGTTATCAGAATCTGGAGCAAGTGATTTTTGGGGAACAAAGAAAGAAGTTAAGGAACTCCCTAATATTATTCACGATGATGAAACTATAACTTATGCTACATCAGGATTTTGGAATAATAAAACTTGGTTGATAATTTCAACCAATAAAAGGGTTATTTTTTTAGATAAGGGTATGATTTTCGGACTAAAGCAAGTTGAAATACCTCTTAATAAAATTAATTCGATAGGACAAAAAAAGGGATTGATTTTTGGAGAAATAGAAATATGGGACGGAGCTTCTAGAATGAATATAACAAATATATTCAAGGAAACTTTAAATCCATTTGTAAATGCTGTAAATAAAGCTAAAGAAGAACTGGGAAAATCAAAACAACATTCTGTAAATCAAGTTTCTGCCGCTGATGAATTGATAAAATTTAAAGGATTACTAGACCAAGGTGTGATAACTCAAGAAGAATTTGATAAGAAAAAGAAAGAATTATTAGGATAAAAGATATTATTAATCACAGGATAAAAAAAATTTGTGATTTTTAAAAAAAAGTTCTAATCCAAGAAACATAAGGCTTGAAATAACTTTAAATAAGAGTGAAAACGAAAAATTAAAAAAAATGTCTGAAATCATAAAATCAAGCAAGACTAGCACTTTGGTAAAAGGGTTAGAACTTTTTGAAAAGAAGAGAATTGATTTTTTTGAATCTGTTTTGCCAGAAGAGGGTAAAACAAAAACAGAGGAAGGAGGTATAAGAATTATGCAAGGCTTTGATTCAGTAGGAACTTTAGCTGAACTTACTAATAAAGATCCTAAAGTTGTCCAACAAGATTTAATTGATTCAGGACTTCCTAAAAAAGTCATGGAAAATTTTAAATGTTATGGAGATCAAGTTAAAGTTGATCATGAATACGAAGGAATAAAATTTTCTGTTACATGTACAGTCACATATAAATTTCAGATAAGAGATGAAGTTCATTGGAATGTACATTATGATAAAATAGAAGTTCTTAATTGCATATTAAACCCTGTTTAAAAAAACAAAACTTTTATTTTAATTATTTTAAAATATTAGGTTTTAATCTTTTGATAAAAGAGTTCATTATTTGAATAGAGTTTAATATGCAATTAACAAATCACAGTCATTAATTTGATTGTGATTTTTTTTGTTGCAAAATTTTTGAAAGGTGGTGAAAATAAATGGATTTAATAAAACAGGGAGAAATAAACAGCATTGATGTAAAAAATGGAAAAGCAAGAGTTATTTTCCTTGATAGAGATAACAAAGTAAGTGACTGGCTTAATATATTAGTTCTTTTTTCCGACAGTCATAGCGATTCTTATAATCTAGCTGTAGGTCAAAGTGTATTGGTTTTATCACTTCCAGATATGTCTGAAGTTGGTTATATCCTTGGCTGTCCAATGAGAGCTAGTGAAATCAAGGAAGGTGAAGTAAAAAGAACTTTTTCAGATGGAGGTTTTTACATCTATTCAAACGGCACTTTAACACTTAATCCTGTATCGGAAGTTGTAATTAATGCAAATACTACTGTTAATGGGGATTTGACTGTTAGCGGAACTACTATCACAGGTGGAAATATTAATCTCAATACCCATAAGCATAATGGTGTTACTGCCGGTGGAGATAAGACAGGAGGTCCTGAATAATGGTAGGAAGTTTTGGAGATGTTGTGTTTGAAATATCTGATAAAAAAGTATTTTCAATTAACAACGAAATAAATAGAGCATACAAATCTAAAATATCCGAACATACAGCAATATTTGGACCAGGTATGATAAGGCATCAGGGAAGGGAATTAACAGAATTGAGTTTTGGTATTTCTTTAGTTGCTTCGTTAATACCTGACACAACTCCATCAGAACAGCTTGATAAAATAAAAACTATGTGGGAGTTTGGGGAGTATGACTATTTAACATTAGGTGGGCAGACATTTGGAGCTTTTCCGTTTTTGATAATAGATATGAGCGAAAAAAGTTCTCATTTTAATAAAGAAACTTCTAACTTTGATTTTATAAATTTGGAATTGACATTAAAAGAGTATATAGATAATCCACAAAAATACAACCAAATAATAGAGCAGTTAAAAATTCAAAAAAAAGAGCAAGAAAAACTCACAGAAGTGGAAGTTGCAAATGCGGAAGCTGAACAAAAATCAAAATTACAGGAATTTGCAGAAAAAGTAGGGAATAAGGTTAATGATATAGCAGGGAAAGTGGACAAGGCTATTGAAATTGCTGAAAATAAGAAAAAAGAAATATTGGATCAGCTTGAAAAAATTAAAAAAGATGCAAAAATTGATGAGCTAATGGATTTAGTAAGAGCAGGAATGATTACAGCAGATAAAGCTAATGAAATGATAGACTACGCTAAAAATTTTTCTAAGACTGACAAAGAAATTTTGTTGAACTTTTTGAGAAATCAGACTGGAGGTAAATAATGATATATATTTCATCCAACCAAGAAATTAATTACAATCCTCAAAATACATTGGAGGAAGTAAAAACAAATGTTGGAATGATTTTAAGAGTGTGTAAGGAAGAGCAGCCACTTAATCGTGATTTCAGTTTTGACAGCGATTTAATAGATAAAAATATTAATATCGTAGAAAATAAATTAACTTCACATTTACTTAAAGCATTTAGAAAGTACGAACCTAGAGCATCATTGGAACAAACTAGAATCATTATGAAAGATACATATAATAATGATTTTGACATCGAATTAGGAATTGAGGTGGTAAACATTGAGTGAAATATCAAATGAAGAATATGAAATTATAGATGCGGATTCGTGGGAACTTAAAAGAGATATGATTGATAAATTCCAGGAATTAAGTGGAAGAAAGCTAACAGAATCAAGTCCAGAAACGCTTATCTTTGAAACAGTAGCGTATTTATTCGGATTAAGAGAAGAAAAATACAATGATGAAATGAAACAGAATTATTTAAGGTTTGCAAGGGATGAACGGCTAGATTTGAAAGGAGAATTTTACGGAAATAGAGGTAAAAGACTTGTAGAACAACCAGCCGTAGCAACATTTAGATTTTATATTACAGATATTCAAGCGACAGATATAATAATTCCAAAAGGGTCAAGGATTCAATACAATGAGTTATATTTTTCAACAGATGAACAATATAAGATAGAAAAAGGTGATTTATATGTAGATGGAATTGCAACTTGTAACACATCAGGAACTGTTGGGAATGATATTCCAGTTGGACAAATCAATACAATGGTCGACATTTTTCCGCATTACGATAAAGTCGAGAACATTACAGCATCAAATAATGGAGCTGAAATAGAGCAAGACGACAATTATAGAGCTAGAATCAGAGAAATTCCTGAATCTTTCACAACTGCTGGAAGCAAAGGGGCTTATGAATTTTGGGCTAAGTCAACAAGTACGAATATTGTTGATGTTGTGGCATACAGTCCAAGCGCAACAAATGTGGATATTTATGTTTTAACTGATTCTTTAACGCTAACAAATGAGCTAAAAAAGAGAATTGAAGAAATGCTGAATACTGATAATATAAGACCTCTAACGGATAATGTAACAGTAAAACAGGCAATAAAAACATCATACACAATTGATTTTGACTACTACATTGATAAATCTAACGAGACGCTTGTGAATGTTATTAAAAATAATGTTGAGAAAGCTGTAAAAGAATACAAGACTTGGCAGCAAAATAAAATGGGGAGAGATATTAATCCAGATGAGCTTATAAAATTGCTAAAACTAGCTGGAGTGAAAAGAGTTGTGTTAAGAAGTCCCGCTTTTAAAGTTTTAGATTTTAATGAGATAGCAGAGAACACAAGTGTTACAACTAATTACCTAGGAGTTGAAAATATATGATAACTATTGATAATTTGAATTTAACGGATATAGCGGCTAAGTCAACTTTGAATGATGAAACGACACTTTGGATTTATGAATCTATAAATTTTGCTATCAAAAAAAAGCATGATGCGATTAAAAGAAATTTTTTTTTGGAATTATCAGAACTGAATGATGTGGAACTAGACTTTTTAATGTGGGAATATCATGTTGATTATATCGATTCAAATATAACAAGAGATACTAAAACAAAATTAATAAAAAGGTCTGTTTTTTCACACTTTAACAAAGGTACTGTAGGCGGAATTAAAGAAATATGTGAAATATTATTTAACGGAAACGTTGAAATAATAGAATGGTTTAAATACGGAGGAGATCCTGGACATTTTAAAGTAAATACAGATGGGAATTTATCAGATTATGAAGGCTACAAGAAAATAATTGAAGTTGTAGAGCAGTATAAAAATATTCGTTCTTGGCTTGAAGGAATAAGGCTTTTGAGAAAAGAGGAAAAGAAAAATTATTATGGTTTTGTTGAAAAAAATAAAAAGAAATATTACTTGAACTCAACTGACATAAATATTCCAAATGAAATTATAACAGAAAATTTTGGAACAGTACACAGAACAAGAGTACTGAGAGAAATAAGATAGGAGGTAAATTATGGCAAAATTTAACGGATTTATTTTAACAGAAAAAGGAAGAGAATTATTAGCAAAAGGATTAGTGGGAGAAACAATAACATTTACCAAAATGGCGATAGGAGATGGAACATCATTAACTTCTGAAAGGGAAAGGACAGCATTAGTCAATCAAATTACAACATTGCCGATTTTGAATATAAACGCAAAAGGAAACGGAACTTGCGAAATTAGCGCTTTATTGACTAATAAATCAGTAACAACAGGGTTTTATATCAAAGAGTTAGGAATATTTGCACATGGGAATGATAATGTTGAAATACTTTATGCTTATAATATTTCGACTAACCCAGATTTTGTTCCGCCTTTTTCAGCTAACAACGTTGTAGAGATTGAATATGTAGATACGATTATTGTTGATCAAGTGGCAAATATAACTGCTGTTATTGATCCGAGTATCACGTATATTACTAAAAAATATGCGGATGAAAATTATTTAGTTAGTTCGAGATTGGCTGAAATTTTAGGACTGGAATTTGGTGGAAACATACAAGATATTGGAAACAAAGCAAAAGGAAAATTTTATTATGATAGTGTAACAAAATTTTACTACGAATGTGTCGAAGACAATAGTCTAACATACAACGATAGCGGAAAATTTAGGGCTATTTCTAATAAGCCGATTTCGGATAAAGTGGAAAAATTGTTTGAAAAATCTACAATTACTTTAAACACTACAAACGGGTATGTAAAATTTGTAAAGCGGGGAAATATAGTAAACGGATTTGTACATTTGCAAAAAAATAATATTCCTTTTTTGTATGCTGACGAAACTGTTCTTTGTGATTATCCTGAAAAATTTAAGCCCGCTTCGGATTTTGTGAATTATGAATATACCGTTGCAAGCAATGAAAACGGAAACGGAAGAAACACTGCACGTCTAGTTTTGAGAAACAACGATATTGTAATTTGGGGTGTTTATACTCCAGTTACCGAATTCAAAGGAAGTTTCTTTTACTCTACAATTTGATCGGAAGATTTGTTCTCTTCTGAAAATAACTTTTAAAATTCTGAACAAATCTGTAAGTTAGCACAGAATAAAAATTATAAAAAATAAAGAAATGGAGTGATAAAAATGACAATAGTTTATATTTATGAAGCGAATTCGTTGGAGTGTATAGCACGACCAACCGTTACTACAATAGAGGAATTTAAAGAAAAACCAAATCTGTTTTATCCGCTTTGGGATGAAAAAACAATGAAATTTTCTGAAGTTTTATTAAATAATCCCATTGTCGATTCAAAAACTGGAGAACTTGGAGAAATGACTGAAGTCGAAAAAATAAAAGCTGGTAAAGCAGTTTTAAGCGATGGGAGTTATTTGGATGAAGTTAATGAAACAATTGTAACAATTGCAAAGCCAAACGAATGGAGTATTTGGGATAAAAATAGCAACACTTGGAAAGTTGACAATGATTTATTGAATGCAAAATTAAAAGAGTTAAGGGAAAAAGCATTAAAAGACTTAGCAGAGGCTAAATCAAACTTTTTGAATCAGCCGCTTGAAATTGAAAAAGATAGCAAAAAATATACTTTTGAGAACAACGAAAGAAACAGAAACAGTTTGTCTCTTAAAATATCGCTAATGTGGACTTTAGAGCAGGAAAAAATTGAAAAAGTAAAAGTCTTAAATGACCAAAAAATGGTTGAATTTATTGAGTTGAATAGAACGGAATTAAAGGGTTTGGCTAAAAAGATTCAAGATATTATTGAGATTGCAGATGTAGCAGAACAAATGGCAGTAGCGGGAATCAATAGATACACTATTGAACAGATGTTAGAGCTTAATGTAAGTGATTTTTTTCAGAATTAGAAAAGGAGTGATTTAAATGAATATAGAAAAACTTATATGTACAGAAATTGAATTAGACGGTAAAAAATATAAAGTTGTTGGGATAAAATTTGAAAAAGATAATATAATATTAAATGTCGAAGAAGTAAAGGAAGTGGTATAGATGAATTTTGGGAAAGCATTTGAAGAAGTAAAAAAAGGAAAAGCAATGAGATTGCCGCAATGGAGCAAGGATGTAGTGATAAAAGCACAATTTCCTGACAAAAACAGTAAAATGACAGCTCCATATCTATATGTGGAATCCAGATACGGTAGAGTGCCTTGGAAAGAAACTATGATTGAATTATTTAGTGAAGAATGGGAAGTGATTTAAATGGACAGATTTGAGAAAATATTTGATTATCTGCTGAAAGTTGAGGGGGGATATTCAAATGATAAAAATGATAAAGGCGGAAAAACAAAATACGGAATAACTGAAGAAGATGCAAGAGATTTTGGATATAAGGGAGATATGCAGGACTTGACAAAAGATTTTGCAAAGAATATATATCTGAAGAAATATTACTTAGGGAACAAGCTGGATAAAGTCATAAACAACAAAGTGGCGTTATCTGTATGTGACTTTATCGTAAATGGCGGAGCTTGGGGATCTAAGAAGGCACAGGTTGCACTGAATGAACTAGGATTTGATTTAAGAGTGGACGGAATTTTAGGAGAAAAAAGTTTAGCAGCATTGAATGAAGTTGATGAGAATAAATTTTTAGAAAAATATCACGATTTGCAGAGAAGATATTACAGAGTATTAGCCGCAAACAAGCCGTCACAGAAAAAATTTTTGACAGGCTGGCTTAACAGAGTAGACAGAAAAGAAAATTATTTAAAGGAGATGTTTTAGATGAAAAAAGTGATTTTAAATGTAGGACACGGCGGAGTAAAAAAAGATCCTGGAGCATGTGGAAATGGATTTGAGGAACATGCTTGGAATAGAGATTTTGTGAATAACTATATTGTACCTGAGTGCAAAGAGCAAGGCATAGATTATGTTGTAGTATATCAGGATTATTATTCTAAATTGCCAGACAAGATTAACAATTTGGCAAACAAAGGGGATATAACATTATCTTTTCATCTTAATGCGGCAGATGAAACAGCACATGGAGCAGAGATGCTTTATTGGCATAGTTCAAAGAAAAGTAAGGAGCTGGCAGAATTTTTGCAGGAAGCTAACATTGAAGCGACACATCTGAAAGATAGAAAAATCTTGCCTCGTGATTATGCAGACAGAGGGGCAACCCTTTTGAGAAAAACTTCAACGCCTTGTGTCATAGTTGAAAGCGGATTCATAACAAATTCAGAAGATATGAAAGTGTTAGAAGCAACAAAAAAGGAACTGGCAAAATATTACGTAGCAGCAGTAAAGAATTATTGGAAGAATAACTAAAAATTGGGCTGATACAAGCTGAAATTGAACGTTAAAAATAACTTTGGTAAAATAAGGTTGCCTAGTGAGTTAAAATTGATTGTAGGACTTGCTAGGCGGTTTAGAATTGATTTTAAGAAAAATAACAAAATAGGAGTGATAAAAAATGGATAAATTAGTAGCAAAAATATATTTAACAGGTAAAATTTTAGAATTGGGAAAGACTTTAATCTATAAAACAGAAATAGTTGCAAAAGGAAAAGCTGGAGCAGAAAAATTTAAGCAGGTGTATGAAGGCTTCTGGGATAAATTAGAAGAATTATTGGAAAAAGAAAAATCAATTGACAGAAAATGGATTCCTGACTTTGCAGAAGAAATTGGCGAAGAAGTTCTGACAGAAGTCTTAAAGGAAGCCAGAAAGACATTTGACTTAAAAGTTATACTGCAACAAATTTTTGATGAGGAAAAAGCAGGAAATAAAAGCATATTGTAGGAGCATAAATGATTGAAGACTTAAAAATAATAATTGACAATCACGGACTTTTCTTGATCTTATTTTTTAGCGGAGTATTATTTGGAGTAGTGGCTCAAAAAATGGTTGACAACAAGCCTGTCAAGCCGTATATGAAACGGATAGCGGTTGCTGGAATGACTATGTCCATAACATTATCTTTAAATAAAATAATTGGGCATTTGTCGGCAGAATATCTATATCCGTGGAGTCCAGTTTTTGGATTTTTTGGAGAGGCATTGCTGGAAACGATAAACCAAAAAAGATATGGCATTAGTACAGGCTTTTTAGAATTGCTGCTGGAAAAGCTGGGGTTTGTCAAAAGGGATAAAGGTGATGATAATGGAAAAGCATCGCAAAAGTAGAAAATTAGAGTTTATTATGCTAGCCGTTATATTTTTAAATTCGGTTTTGACATTGAAGTTAAGAAATTATCAAAGACATCAGAACTTGAATTTATTAAGAAGCAGGTTAAAAAGTGAAAGTAATAAAGAAATCTTTGATAATATTGAAGAAAAATCAAAAAAAGAGGATATGTTGCTTTTGATAGGAACAAATATAGTGGCATTGATAATTATAGCTGGATTTGACAGGCAAAGAATAATTGATGAGAACAAAGATAAAGAAAGAGCTGTCAAAGTGTTTGGGAGATAGTCAGAAATGACTATCTTTTTTTGCGCATAAAAAAATAGTTTAACAAACTGCAATTTGTAAAACTATTATAAATCTTGTAAAATAGAAGATTTTTGTTTAAATTTTCCAATTAAAATTATAACAAAAAAACTTCTATTTTACAAGTAATATTCTGAAAAATAGGAGGTATTCATGGGAACTAAAGAAATAGCTAATTTAGCGGGGCATATTTTGGAACCGGATTATAAATCAACAAATAGTTTGGTAAAAAGTGTTACTGGTTCAGCTTTAAAATGTTGTGGACATAAAGGAATTCCACACGCTGAAATAATTGAAAAAGCAACGATGATAAGCTATGCTGGCTCAAAAATCTATAAAAAGATGGAAGTTAAGCTAGCGAACGAAATATTAAGAAGATATGCGTAACTGAGTTTAAAGACTAGAATAAAAATTCTAGTCTTTTTCCATATTTTCAATAGCTGTTTCAATTTTAACTTTCAAAATTTTCAAATCCTGAATTTCCATCTCTTCCAGCTCAATTATTTTAATTTTCTTCAAATTTTGAATATCTTTTTCATCCAAGTTTTTGATTTTTAAATTTTTCATTTTAACTCCATTGTATTTTCAAGTTATCTGTGATAAAATGGCATACGGAAGTCAATTAAATATCGTTCTAAAAACGTGTGGTTAAGATTAGTGCGTACTTTCGCACCATAAAAGCCCACACGAAATAGTGGATTAGTTCAGTAGTAATATCAGCACTTCTAAAGGTTGATATTTTTTTTTACAAATATTTGCCCTTTAACATTCTCAACTCATCTTTATAAATTATTCAACTAGTTATTTTTTATAAATTATGATAAAATAAATTCAATGAATTAAATAAAAAATTAAATTGTAAATGGAGGAAAAAGGCATTGGATATTTTAAAAAATGTGGCAAGTGAGCTAAAATTTGGCGAGTCACAAGTGGAAAATACAATAAAACTTTTTGACGAAGGGTCGACTGTGCCGTTTATTGCTCGTTATAGAAAAGAAGTTACGGGAAATTTGGACGAGGAGCAAATTAGAGATGTAATTGAGAAAGTTACTTATTACAGAAATTTGGAAAAGAGAAAAGAAGAAGTCTTAAGGCTTATAGAAGAGCAGGGGAAATTGACTGACAAGCTTAAAACCAGCATAACTTGTGCAACAAAACTTCAGGAAGTGGAAGACCTTTATTTGCCTTACAAGAAAAAGAAAAAAACAAAGGCAGATATTGCGAAAGAGCAAGGGCTAGAGCCTTTGACAGAATTTGCGTTGCTTTCGACAACTACTTTTGAAGAGTTACAAAAAGAAGCAGAAAAATATTTGAGTGAAGAAGTTGTATCGCTTGAAGATGCGATTAATGGAGTGCATTTGATTATTGCTCAAAATATTTCGGAAGATGTGAAAATAAGGGAATTTTTGAGAAATAAAATCTCAGAATTTGGAATTTTGACTTCAAAAGTTGTGGAAAAAAACAAAGAAAACGATGAAAAAGGGGTTTATCAAGATTA